AAATTTATTGGGAAGATTAGTCTCCCAGGGACCTAGTTTACTGACATCGCGGTCATATTTTACTAACATACTATGGGGGTGTCCTCTTCAAGAGACACCCCACTCGATGCTAGCAAAGCATCATTTGAACTCATCACAGCTGAAATCTCCCCCCATTCTGCTTCACGCAAAGGCGTAACACGCATGAAGCTAAATTTACGATATTCCATTTTTGTAACCTCATCACGCAAAACATTAAAACGTGTTTCACGCAACGGGTAACCATAAAATTCCCATAACAATTTTTTGACACGTGGCAAATACTCAAGGAAAACCTCTCTACCATGTAAAGTCAATTCCCTAACCAAGAGTTCGCAATTTGTAATAGGTATGATCAATCTATCAGGTCCTTTCTTGGTCCATGATGGTAATTCATCCAAAGTTAGAATTGAAAGTGGTGCGAGCCACCTACCTAATTCATCATCATAGCGGAAACCACGTTTCAAAAAACTAACCTCAGTGAGTTTCCTATACTTAGGTGGTGATTCTGATTTTAGTTCGTCAGTACAAACCACCCCAACATTAAGCAATGTAGAGGTTATCGTAATTTGATTAAAAAGATCAGAGACACTGCTTGATATAGCAGCAACCATGTCATCACCATAAACGGCTATTTTGACATATGAACGGAAATCACTATCATTGGCAACTCCCGATGACACAACAGTATGGTGCCAACAATACCTGTACAAAAAATTACTGAAAATGCAATTTATGATGGTAGTAAGTGGGTGACCCGAAGGTAAACATCCATCCCATTCAAATACTGAAGAACCAAAAATGTGTCTTGATGCATAGACTTCTTTCCAAATACCGCGTTGTATGAACTGAATTTCTCTGCTCAAGTTCATATATTCTATGATAAAATCACCAATCCAGCGTAAAATGTCTGCCCGTTGCGTTGAATCAAATTCTTTGATGTCACATGCAATAATATTATTGCCAACTGCCAACAACGATTTACCCAATAGATCCCAATCTTGAGAATAAGGATTTATCCCAACACAAGCTGGAATCTGGATACGGTTGTTGTAACAATGGGCTTTGAATGAACCAAAGTACATGTTAAATATGAGTGTATACTCTAAATTGGAACCTGCAAAGTAACGAGTCTTACCAAGATCAACTTTGCGAATCTCTTTACGTTCGTCTTTCAACGAGCCTGTAAAAAAGAACTCTGGACGTTCACCAAGGGCATACATCGATATATAATCGTGGATATTTGATTTCAACAGAACAAAATCAGGATTAGAATCATCCATTTCGAATTCTTGAGAAAAACCAAAAAATCTGGTTTTACCTGGAAACCCTGGTTTAGGGGTAACGTTCCACGGATAACCAGCTGAAGTACCTCTATCCAAAGATGGAAAAGCTTTATCACCTGGAATACCTTTAACAACTTCCTCCAATTCTAAAACCCTAAAACGTGTGGGATGTGCGGTAACAACATCAAACATGTCACGAACACTAAGTTGAACCAATTTCTCAACATCACCAATATAAGTGGGGGCAGGTTTATCGTATTTACTAATTGCAATACTCCAAGGGTCGATTTCTCTACCATTCACAACAAATTTGCGTAAATGACAAGGTTTCGTCTTGCAAGGTGCCAAAACTCCCCACGAAGGACTTTTCAGAATTTGGGATTTCATATTTGTTCCTG